AACCAAAAGGAACAAAGAAATGAAAATCGTAAATATACTACTTCAGCGACTATCAGAGAATAGCACATGGCGCGGATTGATTCTGATTGCTACGGCAGTCGGAGTGAAGATCGAACCAGAACTCCAAGAAGCAATCCTTGTTGCTGGACTCGGACTTGTCGGACTCATCAATGTAATCCGTAAAGGCTAATGGTTCCTAACTCCAGACCGCAGCAAGCAAAAGAAAAGACCCTCGCAATGGTCATCAAAGCGGGGATCGAAGATCGTGTTGCTCTGGTAGGGATAAGGGGATACTACTCTGAAACATTCGCGCCATCTGGAAACCAAAGGGGAATTTACGATGATGCGATTATACTATTATCTCCTTCTGTTCATGCTACTTTTAACGCCAATACTGATCCATCGGTTTTTAAGAAAGGTATCGCGGTTCTTAAAACGGGCGTTCACAGGTATCGCAAGGGGAATCATGGTATATCTAAACCCGGAGGTGGTTATCCAGCGTTGCGACCTGCTAACGCCAAAGAGGAGTTGCCTGTTACGCGAGACGGCACTGGAGACGATATGGGCATCGCTATCAACATTCACAAGGGTAGTTACAAATCGACTTCCTCGGAAGGGTGTCAAACAATCTATCCTTCACAATGGGACGGATTCATCAACCTCGTCTATTCAGAGATGAATAGATACAACCAAAAGACAATTCCCTATCTTTTAGTGGAACAAACATCTTGACTTAACCTAAACTATCGTTAACGATAAAAACTATGAGTTGCGGAAATTCCAGAAGTTCAAAGTGCAATCCATGCGGCCCAAGTGCGGACGCAATGAATGCGATTGCTGAGAGAGCGGCATATTATGCCAGAATCGCTCAATACGCAGCAGATACTGGTGCGATTGGATCGACTGGCCCTATCGGTTTGACTGGCTCTACAGGAGCAACTGGATTAACCGGAGCGACGGGGCCAAGCGGGGGGCCAACTGGGGCCACTGGAATTGGAACACAGGGAGCAACAGGCGCAACTGGTTTAGTTCCAGCAAATGTAGTAACAACGGATACTACGCAGACAATTACAGCAGCAAAAACATTTACTGGGGATGTTACTACATCCAATTTAATCAATGGAACTTCTTTGTGTTTCCGCAATAAGATCATCAATGGAAATTTTGGTATCAATCAACGTGGTTATGTTTCTGCAACTGCTACAACCGCAGTAAATCAATATACTCTTGATCGGTGGCGTGTAGTTACATCTGGTCAGAATCTTACATTTTCAGCAAGTGGAATTGGGAATATTGTTACTGCTCCTTCTGGGGGCATTGAACAAGTCATTGAATCTCTTAATATCGAAGGTGGAACATATACACTTTCATGGACTGGAACTGCAACTGGCGCGGTAAATGGGTCTGCTATATCCAATGGTGGACAAGTAACGCTTACCGCAAATACAAATGCTACAATTAAATTTACAAGTGGAACAGTGTCTAAAGTCCAACTTGAAGCAGGATCAGTAGCAACTCCATTTGAGAATCGTCCAATTGGAACGGAGTTGGCGTTGTGTCAGAGGTATTATTCTTATCAACAATTTTCTGAAAATTCTCCTGTTGCATATGCTAATACAACTACGGGTGGGAATGCCAAAGCAACAATGTATGTTCCTGTTTCCATGAGAACAACTCCAACTGTAGCATATACATTTCCCAGTTTGCTCTTAAGACAAGGAGGCACTGATACTGTTATAACAAATTTTGCTATATCAAATTTTGGATCGCCAACTACAACAAATATTGAATTTCAAATGTCATCAACATTAGGAAATGGAATATTCGCATCGTTAATGTCATCGGGATTAGGAATAATGTCATTTTCAGCAGAACTTTAATATATGAACTACAAACTCATCTACGACTCGACAAGTATTCTGCGACTAACGGATAACGCATTTATCCCTGCTGATCCTGCAAATACCGATTACCAAGCATATCTGACTTGGCTCGGTGAAGGCAACACTCCAGAACCTGCCGATCCTCCTGCGCCACCAGATATTGATGCACTTCGCCATGCGGCGTATATTGCAGAATCTGATCCGATCTTCTTCAAGTATCAACGAGACGAAGCAACAAAAGAAGAATGGATCGCTAAAGTAGAAGAGATCAAAGCTCGTTATCCAAAAAATAATTAAATTTATTTTTTTAACACAATTATCGTAAACGATAAAACATATGACTCCATGCACTCCAGCACCTCCTTGTGACACAGAATTTCCATTATTTTGTGAACCACTTGAAGCAACGAATACAGCAAAAGCATTTGTTGTTGAGGATTCGTTGTATTGCCAAAAGCGATTGACTGGTGAAGAAGGTGACATTCCACGGATTACAGGTGGGTTTATCAAATTCACTAAAGCTGTTAGCACAAATACCCCGAACTCCATAGTCGCAAGAGATTCAAATGGTGGCGCGGCATTCTCATCAATCAGCGGAACTGAACTTCTTCTAAACAACCCAACTGGTGATACAAGAATTGAAGTTGGAGGGTCTGGAAATGTTTACATGGATTTGAAGAATCCAAACTCGGATGACTACGATCTTCGTATCCAAGCCGCAGGAACAACACCAAGGATTTTTACAAACGCCGCAAACCTCCAAATTGACGGAACGAATGTTAATCTACAGACCAATACAAATGGCAATGTAGGAATTGGAACCAACTCGCCAGCAGTAAAGTTGGATGTTTCTCAAACTCAAGCAGCGCAAACGGCAATTAGAGTAAACAATACAGACACATCGAGCGCGGCATCTTCATCTTATATTGCAACTCAAGGCGGGGTTACAGTTGATCTTACCGCAGAGCAAAACGCGCAAGCTGAAGTAGGAACATCTTCATCTCATCCACTCGTAATCAAATCAAATGATATTGAGAGGATGCGCGTAACAAGTGCAGGTAATATCGGAGTTGGAATTAGTTTACCACTTGGCAAGTTTCATGTTGCTGGCGCAACTACTGATGACATTGTAAGAATCACACAGGCTGGTGCTGGCGTTCCATTACGAGTAGAAGATGAGACAACTGATACAACTCCATTCATCGTAAATACAGCAGGTAACGTGGGGATAGGAACTCCAACTCCAACGGCAAAACTTCAAGTTGTTGGAGGAATAGTTAGCACAGACCCAACAGCAGGGGTTGGGTATGGAACTGGAGCAGGAGGAACTGTCACTCAAGGAACATCAAGAACAACTCCAGTAACTATAGATAAGGTTTGTGGAAGCATTGTTCTTTTTACTGCCGCAGGGGTTTCAACATATACAAGTTTTGTTGTAAATAATACAACAGTAAGTATAAACGATACAATTATTATTACAGTTGTTGGAGGAAGTAACAATTACTTTGCATTCGCAAATAACATTGTAGATGCAACATCATTCCAAATACATTTTGTATCTACATCTGGAACGGCATCTGATGCGCCAACAATCAATTTCACAATCATAAATTCAGTCACGGCATAATATGAGTAATTGCACAAATTGTCCTCCATGTGATACAGAGTTTCCTTTATTTTGCGAAGGACTTGAAACAACTACAGATGGAAGAAAGATCGTTGTAGAAGATAACGCATCCTGCCAAAAAGTATTACTGGAACCAACTGAAGTATCCGTTCTTCAGTATGACCAAAACAACGATGTCGCTTGGAAGAGTGGATCGCTTGCATCTCCAATTAAACTTCCAAGCCTCCAGCTTAACGCAGTCAATGTCGCGCCAAAGATTATGGTTCTTCAAGCTGATGGAACTGTAAGACAATGGCAACCCACTGATACAGGAGATAACTTCTTGGCTTACTGGGATGGAACTCAATGGAAAATAGGTAATCTCGCTTCACTCCTTCCAGCAGGTAATGGTGTTGTTGTTAAAAATGGAAGTTCTTTTTCATTAGCAAATGGAGTTAACGGAGACTTCTTGCAGGTATTGAGTGGCAGCATCCAATTCAACTCAACAATTCCCGGTGGTGTTCCAACTGGAACTGTTGTTCCTTATGCTGCAAATTCCGCACCTTCTGGATGGGTTATTTGTGATGGTGGATTGTATGGAAGGACAGCACTTGATCCCTCGCCGCAACCAAATTTGTTTGGAGTTATTGGGACTACCTATGGAATTGGAGATGGTTTAACAAACTTTGCAGTTCCCGATTTGAGAGGAATGTTTGTTCGTGGATTTGATAATGGAAGAGGACTTGATCCGCTTCGTGTATTCGGAACTGACCAAGCATTTGCGGTTGAATCACACAATCATGGTGGAATAACTGGAGTTGAAAGTGCAAATCATACTCATTCATTTAGCGGAACCACAAGCGCAATGAGTGGGAATCAAACGCATAGCCATGAAGTGCGGTTTTCAGATACAGCATTTTCTTTTTTAGGTGGTGGAGCAGCATGGGATGTTTCAACGACTGGATTGACAGTTAAATATACAAACGGCGTAAATATTGACCATACTCATACATATAGCGGAACAACTTCTGGAATAAGCGCAGATCATACGCATACAATTTCCAGTTATGGGACTACAGAAACTCGCCCAAGAAATGTGGCAATGAACTACATTATTAAAACATAATGGCAACAGAAGGGTCAGTATTTGATGGGTTCACAAGTGTTATAGCACAAGATGCTGCAACGCACCCATCGTATTTGCCAGAAATGTATGTTGCTGAATCGGTTAATAGGACATTCCGAGGTGGCATCAACCGAACCAGACCAAGTATTAGGAATATCAATATCGTAGCGGGAGCAGGACAACCAGAGACTATCGTTAACGATATTCAGACTGGAAACTTCCAAGGCGCATATCCATATCGCAGGGTAACATACGAAGCAAATGATGGAATTGTAATTTCCGTTTCTGGAGTTATCTACTTTTTGAAAATGGTAAACAATGTGGCGTATGCCTACAAGTTGCCAGTTCCTGATGGATGGACATGGAACGATGGAAGTTTGATGCACACATGGTTCGTGCAAGCTGAAGACTGGCTATATATCCAGAATGGCTACCAAAATCCGATTGCATGGAATGGAAATCTTTCAATAAACGCAGAAAGGTTAAATCCATTTAACAGAGAAATGCCAATCGGCACGATCATGGAATATGCTTTTGGGCGAGTATTTGTATCGGACAAATACAATAACATCTACGCATCTGATATTATCTTTGGTGCTGGACTGACTGATACAGAAAATACCCGCAGATTTACTGAAATAACCTATTGGCAGTTAGGTGGAGCGTTTGCAACGCCAAGCATGATGGGAAACATCACGGGTATGAAAGTCATGCCAGAACTTGGGTTGAACCTTCGCGGCCAAGGTCAACTTGTAATCCTTACTGGCAATGGAGCATTTAGCATGGATGTATCCCTCCCAAGAGCGCAATGGAACACAACCAATATCCAACGCATTTCATTACTTGGGCGTGGATGCACAAGCCCATATCTTGCGTTGGTGAATAGTGAACTTTGGTTTAGATCGCATGACGGATGGGCGTTCTATTCAAATACACAATCAGAGTTCAATAGATATTTCTCTCTACGAAAACTATCCAAAGAAGTGAACAAGTGGGTTGAACGCGACACGCCTTGGCTAAGGCAGTTTGCTTCAACAATGTTTTATGACAACTATTTGATAAGCACAGTTGCTCCTCAAATTACAAGAACCTCCGCACCGGGATTACATAGATACCATCGTGGGATGATCGCACTTGATCTTGACCAGTCCGCATCGCCATCACCTGATTCACAATTAACATTCCGTTGGAATGGATTGTGGACTGGAGTAAGACCAACTCAAATGGTATCAGCCTTGATAGCTGGTCAGAAACGAGGATTCGTATTCTCATTTGATAATGACAACAAGAATCGTTTGTATGAAGTGACATCGGAGCAGACCGACGATTACGGCCCGAACGGAACAAGATCAATTGAATCTTTCTTTACAACTGGAAGGTATGACTTCAACCGAAGCGGGGCTACCAACAAGTTCCTCCGCAAAAAGATTACTGGCGGGGAAATGTGGATGAGCGAGATTAAAGGTGAAGTGGAAAGCTCTGTTGAGTTTCGCGCAGATAGTAATCCATGCTGGTCACAACTCAAAGTGCCTACTAAATTTGGATGTGACCCATGCGCTCCTGTTGTAACTGAATGCGTCCCACAACGAGGTGGTAATCGCTATAAACGCTACAAGTTCAATACCCCCGATCCAAGTGAATGCAATGACTTGGCAGGCATCCCATCAGTAGAGGGAAGTGAGTTTCAAATCAAAATCAACCTAACTGGATCAGCGACCATTGACCGAGTAAGGCTGATGGCAAACATCAAGAACAACGATGATTCTCCAGTTGGAGACTGCCCAGAAGAAAATCAAGAATGTGAACCATTTTTGTGTTGCCAAGAGAAATATTGGGAATACAATATCGTCAACTAAATAGTCATGGACAATCAAGACTCATCGCCTGCACTTATCTTTCCATCTGTTCCAGACGACTTCTGCCCAGTTGGGAACTGGACGCAAGTATTCCAGCAATTTTCTGATGTTGTTCTTGCAAGTGGAACTGTCAATATCCCCGGCCTTGCGGATGTAACGCCAGAGCAAATTCAAACAATTATTGCAGAACTTCAAAGGTTAGAAGATGAAATCATAAAACTTCAAAAGAATCAAATAAGGCAGGGAGTTATTTCTGGACTTGTTGTTGGAGATCAAACGATCACAATTACTTTTACAACCGCGATGCCAAGCGATGCCTATACTGTTTGCTTTACACCTCAAGCCAATGCGGGTGGCGCAACGCAAGCACCAATTTTTGCGATTCAAACTGGATCGCAAACTATTACTGGGTTCACAGTCTTCATTGACAATAACGTGGCTACAGTAACAAATGTAGAATGGGTAGCAATCCATTCAGACCCACAACTATAAACTAAACCAAACAAAACATATGACACCACTAAAAGGAACAGACCCTAAACTCGTCAGCGGCGGCTCACCTACTCGCGGAATGATCCGTGAAGGTATGGGCAACATGAACCCACCAAACACTGGTAAGAACCCATACTCCAGCGCACCGCTTCCTAAATCTGGCAAGCCCGTTGGCGGAAAATAATTATCGGAAACGATAATCCCTATGGCTGATACCCTCGAAGAGATGGTAGAGCTTGTGAAGGGGTTCGTCGGCGACTCTGGCACTTGTTCAGATGATCGCGCAATAAAGGCGATAAACCAAGCAAGGCGACTACTATGGAATAAGCGAGCATGGACTTCTCAAGAAGAGTATGTCCAAATCTGCTGTGTGAACGATTGCTTCACGCTGCCAAACCGATACGAGCAAATCAAACTTGCTTGGATCGGGGACAACTCTGTTAGCCTTGCTGACGAGTGGTTCAATGCTACAAACGCTTTCGCTCTTCATGCAGATAATTCATGCCATAGGTTGATTACAGAAGTCGGCGGACTCCATGTTCTCTTCCGTGATTACACAACGCACCCCTATCAATTGGGTATCATTGCGGAAGATATTGATGACGTTGGAACAGAGTTGATGTTTGAAGTGCAAGATCAGTATGACACTTATCACAAGGTCAATCTATTCGCGGCACTATCGCCAAATCTTACCAAGACTGACCTGTTAATCAAAGGAGTTCGTGCGGTATCCAAGAAGCCAACTAAAGGAAGGATTCGTGTTTATGCCTACGACTTGGAGTTGCAGGCAAGGACGCTGATAGCAATCTATCAACCGAACGATGGTAATCCTACATTCCGTAGATTCAAAGCACCAAGAACCTGCGAGTGTATCACGCTCTACGCATCGAAGAAATACTTTGACCTAACCGATCCAAAGGAATTGGTAGAGTTCATTCCCGATGCGATGATCTATGCTATTTTGGCATTGAACTCGCGTGAGAATCGTAAGGCGCAAGAGTTCATGCAGAACTTGGCATTGGCCGTGCAAGAGCAAGAGAAAGAGATGGAGAACGTAGAAATTCCTACCGCCGCTCCAATTCGATTCGCTAACTATAGTCGGGCAGAGAACATAATCGGGTCTGATTTACTATCTCCATCACCTAACGACTACTTCCTATACCGATGACGCTGACAATCCCAGATAAGATTGATGCAAGGAACGTAGTTGGGTATGGTGATCCAGACTACGAGCTTAACTTGATGGACTTGGAGATTCTGAAGCTACCTCCACGGGAATGTCCGTTGGTTCACAAGTTCACTCCGGGGATGTATATTCGGGAAATCTATATGCCGAAGGATACGATCCTCACAACTTTGCTCCATCTTACTACGCATCCATTTTTCGTGATGAAGGGCGATGTGACTGTCTGGTATCATGGTATCCCTGCCCACCGCTATAAAACGGGCTACAGTGGCATTACAGAAGCAGGAACAAGGCGTATGCTCTACACTCACAGAGACACAATCTGGACTACCTGCCATGTCACAGACTTAACTGATCCAGACGAAATTATTGACAGCATCACTTCCAGAGACTTTAATCCTCACATCGCCAAAGAAGACCCAAGGGTGCAGAAGTGGCGGCATAACCGAACCGACTTAATCAAATGAGATTTCTTCTACCAGACCATTTAGGCAACGATAAGCATTCACGGATGTTTCATACCAGCGGATTCGCTATTGCGGCTGGTGTAGTTGCTGTAGGTGCAGCGGCGGGTTCAGCGGCTATCTCGATGTCAGCAGCAGATAGGGCAAAGAAAGCTCAAGGCGCGGCATCTGGTGCATTCCAAAAGCAAATCAATGCTGCAACAAATACATTCAATCAGCAGCAGGATCAAGTTAAAGCAGCGATTGCAGCTATAAGCCCAAAGATAAAAGTGCCTGACTATAGTTTGCTTGGAACAGCAGACATTTACAAAACTGATAGAAAAGGGAACATCAAGAAAGATAAAAAGGGCAATCCAATTATCAAGGAAAAGGGTTCTCCGAGCGCAACGCTTGAAGCAATCCAAGCTGCAAACATGATTACAGCTAACACGATTATGCAGCTTGAGAACATTGATAAGGGTTCAACGGATGCGTTTGAACAAGTTCGTGGTGAAATCAATAATTGGAAAAACAATCTCAATCAGCAGTATCAAAATCTTCAAGCTAACCAAGAACTTATAAATCAACAAAGGCAAGCGGTATCTGATTTAATAGCAAATAGAACTACTCCACAGCAAGATCAGCAATTCAATAGGAAACTTGCAGAAGGATTGGGTGGATCATTTAATATGCAAACAGCAAGGTTGGGTCTTGGTGGATTCCAAACCGCTCAAGCAACGTATGCTGACCAACTCATGCAATCTGGTGAACGAAGAATGCTTGCTGGATTGCAATTAGCACCCGGTGTAAATGAACAGCAGCGTGGACTGATGGCATCTTCTATTGGAGCAGCAGCAGGTTTTGCGGGTCTATCAAACCTACAAGAAAGATGGACAAGACTCGCGGGAGACTTTGTGCAAGGCGTTCCTCAGATAATGGGAATTGGATTACAAGGGCAGCAACTTAATGTGCAGAAGAAGCAATATGAATTTCAGAATGCTTTGGCACAACAAGCCGCTATTGCTGAAATTAACAATCAACAATTTGGTGCATCAACTGGACAAGCTCAATCAATCTATGGTGCGAGAAATCAAAACATAGCAACAAGTCTTTCCAACTCTTTAAATACAGCTACACAAGTAGGAAACATGGGGCAAGCCGTTTCTGGTGCGTTGAGTGGATATAGCAGTGCGCTTGGTAAACTTGCAGCAGCAAAGGGTGGTGGAGCAGGCGGGTATGCTGGAGGATTTGACTACGAGAAAGTTTACGGCCCAGCAACTTATGGAGGTGGTGAATTTTCAAACTTTAATGAAGCGCGTGGTTAATTAAGGAGCATAATTTATGTCTATCGCAGAACTCATAATGACAGGAACCAACCGCGCATCGGAATCTACCGCATGGGTTGCAGATTCCTTGGCTAAACTTGGTGAACAAGTAGGAACATCTTTAGCTCAACGCGAGCAGCAGAAGCAAGCGCAGGAGATGCTGCCTATGCTTCAACAAGGTATGCAGGAGTCAATGACACTTGCTGGACAAGGGCAATCTGGCGCGGCGTATAGTAAAATGCTTGGTATGTTGACCCCAGAAACTTTAAACAACCCACAGCTTGCAGACTTTGTAAAACTTGGATTTAGTGCTATTGGAAAGTCAACTGATGACTATTTGCTCAGTCAGAAAACTGCTCAATCAACATCTGGAATGGATTCTATTCTTCCAATCTTGGCTTTAACTAATCCACAACTTGCAAGTCAACTTAGTGCCGCAAGAACTCAGACTGGCACAGGCAATCAACCTGCCGTTGTAACGCCACCTACAAAAACAATGGGAGCAGGAGGGACAGCATTAGCTGATTTCGATACACCAGTTGACGGGATGCCAACAGATCAGGGTTCAGCACCACAGGACTCAGGATTAATAGCACCAGTAGGAACTCCGCAAGAAGGTGCGCAGAAAGCACCATCACCTACACAGGCAAAAGTAGCACAAGGATTTAAAACTATTAAACAACAGATAGATTCTGGAACTCCGTTTAGTTCTGTTATGTCTGAGTCAACTAAAATGATATTTCCTAAAGATCAAGTTCAACCTTTTTCAAAAAGAATTATAGCAATGCCAAAACTTGAAAAGTATATTCCGGGTGCTGAAGGAATTACAGAACTTGATAGTCCAGATGTTTTAAGGCAGAAGAACATGAACATTTCTTCAAGAAGTGGAATGTCATTAAGTTATGAAAACATCGACCCGCTTTACGATTATCAAAAAGCAAATAAACCATTTAGCCAACAAATAAATGAAGCTGTTGCTACATTGGATTCAGATGGTAATTTGCAAAAAGCTATAAAAGCACTTGGAGGATTTGAAAATATATCTATTGAAACAGATGCTAAGGGTTATTTTATTCCAGTAAAAGAAGGTGATGCAATAAAAAAATTTCGTATTAAAGATGGAACTCGTGAACAGGTAGCGTTTATTGCTGGAGTTCCACAAGCAGCTAAAAATGCAATGATGCCATTGTATGGAACAGAGATTGATATGCTTGCTGTTGGTGGTGGACGTTCAAAAGAAAACCTTGCCAATATTTTAAAATAAATATATCCATTCTAAATGGCTTTTACTCTTGAAAAACTAAAAAAGGCAAGGGAAGCGGGATATTCTGACGAAGAGATTTTGTCAGTAGCTTCAGAGCAGAACCCTAAAATCGGAGATGCAATTAAGTCTGGCTATACGCTAAATGATGTAGCTGAATTTTATTCTACTGGGCCAATGGCTCAGAGTATTGCCGAACAAGAGCAAGTTCAAAACCTTCGCCAAATTCCAGAAGCTATCAATCAAGGTAAGGGTCTTCCTATAGGTGGAGAACCTATGGTTGGAGGGCCAGATATCTTGGCTCAAGAACAAGGTCAAACGAAGACCTTCATGGAAGATGAGGCAGGCAAACCTGTAGAGGTTCGTCGCGCTCAAGCAATTGATATTGGTGGAAGGGTAATAGAAGAACCAATTAGTCCAGATGGAATGTCATTAGACTTTCGTGGTAATCTGATCAAAGAAAAGACCAAGGAACTTCAGTCCTCATCTGGCTTGGGATATACTCC